GCTCAATGTAACTTGATTGCGTAACATCAGGCGCTCTATTGATAACAACATCCGAAGACGGATCTTCCATTAATACAACACCGCCAGGTGTACTGCGAACCAGCGCGTTAAGATCAATATTCCTCCCTTGGCGGGCAAACATTCTTCCGTTTAGTGCTAGTTTTATATTGTCAAGTCTCTGATTCGCAATATCGTTGGTCTCTTTCTGAATTTCAGAAGTTAACGAAACTTTTGATTGAGGGTAAATTTTATGTGCTTCAAGAACTGTGTAACCCATTGTAAAAGGTCTAACCCCGTGTAAGTACACTTCTTCAATTGGTCTTGGTGTTGTTAATAGTTGTTTTGTAGAAAGTGAATAGAAATGATAATCTTTACCATCTTTTTTTACAAAATTTTCATGTACCCAAATAATTTCATAATCACTAACAGATTTATTTGCAGTATCAGTACTATCTTCTCTATAATCTTCTCGTGCCGAACGAGTAGAATCATTTTTCATTTTACCGTCAGATGATCCCGCTATAATTTCTTCACTGTACTTTTTCCATTTACCCATACCTGTTTTAGGGTCACGCTCTTTCATTTTAGCTTTAATGTCGTGAATATACATTGGGATACAATAGATCACATAAGGTGAACTATTAATTGGATCCATCCAATCTGAACCAGGATCAACTCGTAAATTCTCAGGGGCAATTAAATCTATTACAGGCTTGTCACTAATAATTTCTACTTCATCTTCAACTTTACCTTTAAGTTCACCATCAACGTCTAGTAGTGGTAAACCGTTTTCATCAAACTCTGGTACAAAACCTGATCTAATTTTTTTCTCTGAATATTCCCAATAGTTTTTAGTAGCACATACACCTGTAACTTGTGCATCCTGAAATGCTCCCACTACAGTTAAGAACCATGGAATAGTTTTTTCTAAACGATAGTTAATAATCTTATTCATGATTTTAGCACTTGCTACTTGTGCAGGATCACGATCATCTTCTGGTCGAATACTAACCATATCTTTAGTAGAGAAGAAAGCGGCTGCACATGCAGCTTCGTTTTTACGCACACTTGCTCTAGTCTTTGGTCTAAAAACTTTACTTCTATTTTTATAAGTGTCCGATGAATATTTAGAGCCTTTTGGGTGTTCAGAATTAAACGCTCTTAAATTAGACTCCCAATCATGTCTTAAATTAGCATCAATAAAGTCAGTAGACTTTTCAAATGCATTTTGTGCTAGTCTTAAAAATTCTTTATCTTTTTCATTACTAGCAACAATTGGTTGGTCTTCGGAATTATCTTCGTATTCTTCCATAATGTTTTCCTTTAAAATAATTTGAGGTCTTCTTGATGATAGGGGCCTGCACCTCTTTTAATATTATATCTTTCTAAAAATTCACCACCTGCGCGAACTACAAGAAGTAATCCTGGGTCATTTTTTAGTGCGTCAATCTTAACGACAAATCCATACTTTTCACTGAGGACAAAATTTCTAATAGTAACAATGCCGTCACTAACACTTGCGGTTACTCCCCAAGCATGACCCGGATAATGTTCATTTAATTTTTCTGAGACTTTTTTAGATAGTTCAATATCCGCTAATGGGATGGGAGCGTTGCCGTCTTTGTCTTTAGCTTCGTCATGATATTGTAAAGGGCTAATTAGTTCAGACATTAAGGATAATCCTCTTGCCTAAATTCTCTATCGCCAGAAAACTCATAAACTACAGGTCGAGTGTAATCTTCATCGTAGTAATCAGGGTCTGCGTCTAATATTAATTGTATCCAACTAATTTCCATTGTATGCCTCCATGACAATTAAATGTTTGTAAATGTATGTTTATTTTTTTTTAACATAAGCATAAAACATGCTTATGTTTGATAATTTAATAATGTTTTTTTTAGTTTCGTATTTTACTTTGGTCTTAGCAGGCGTTCCTACTTATCTTTAATTTCTACAAAGATAGTTCTATTGTAAGTACGCCCACCAGAAGTTGTAATTTCACATTTAACTTTGTAAGTTGTGCCATTAGTTCCACCTGATACAAAAACAGTTGAAATTCCAGCACTAGTAAAACTTTCAGTTACCTTAGTAAGTCCTGTATCTGGAGTAAAAGTACTACCAGTAACAGTCTCAGAATTCTCTAGTAATGAACCAAAGTTAATCTGATAATCTAAAGTTTCATCAGGATCTTTTACAAAGTATGCCATGTTACGCTACTGTAAATACGCCAGCGGCATTTATTACGATAGTAAATGTACCTGCTGTAGATGCAACTGATCCACCACTTGTATTTAAATCAACATAAGCAATTAATCCATCACTTGCATGTGTATCTGAATATAACGCAGCATATTTAGCTGTAATTGTAACAGATGATCCAAACGTAATATCATCACAGTCAAATTTAACTGTTCCACCAGACTCTGTAACCGTTGGGTTAGCAATAGTCTGAACACTGTAATCACTATCGGTTACTTCATTAGTTAAATCTGAAATAGTCGAATGCGTTGCCGCTGGTGAATAACTTGTTGTTAGTAGTTTGCATTTTAGTGTATCGCCATTTAGGTCGATATCACCATTTATAATTCTTTCTTTGCCATCATTGTAGATGACCCATGAGCCTGCAGCCATAATTTTTTCCTTTTATTAGTTATGCAACTCTCTGTACGTCATTGCCGTTTTGGTCATTGACTTGTTGTGAGATCTTGCGAGATTGTTCTTGTGCAATTTTTGTTACCACTAAATCATTTCCGTCTGCACTTAGGAAATTAGCAACAAGCAGTCTGCTTTGTTGCTGTGGTGCGATAGTTCTTCCTGCTGGCTCAAAAGATCCAGTTAATGGAAGAGGGGCTAAAGTTGTAAATTGGTAACTGCCTACATTTAAAGGTATCGTATTACCAATTCTTAAATTGATTTGTTTACCTGCGGTACTTAATGTTTCAACACCTAAGTTAGTATTAATACCAATATTTAAACTAGCTGACTTAACTGCAACAGCCAATGAACCATTACTTACGTTAAGTGTGTTTCCAATTATTAATGAAGGTTGATAACCAACAGTTGTAAATTGATTACCTAAACCAACTGGAATGTTATTATCAATTCTTAAATTAGATTGTTTACCTTCAATAGCTAATGTTCCAAGACCTGCACCAATCGTGTTACCGATAACTAGTGATACTTGATATTGAGCATCAAATAGTGCTGTATAACCAACAGAAATATTTTGATCTATAATTTTAGATATTTGTTTACCAGTAACTGTAAGTTGATTACCTAATCCAACATCTATATTACAACCAAGACTTAAACTAGGTTGTTGGCCTATAACATTTAATGTTTTAGTGCCAACACTAACAGCATTACCAATTTTTAAATTAACTGTATTGCCTGTAGTATTTATTGTGCCACTATTTAAGCTAATTGCATTTCCAATACTTAATGATGGCTGATAACCAACACTTGAGCCTAATGACGATGCATTAGGATAAACTTTTACATCAGTAACAACATCAGCTACTTGTTCAGCTATTGTTAAACTGGTTACTCCAACACTTAAATTATGACCAAGTATGGTGCCAACTTGAAACGATTGACTCGCTTGGCCACCCAATTGTGTAGTTATAACTTGATCAATGACAGTTGAGACTTGCTCAGTATTTGTAGCTAGTGCAACTGCACTTGGATATAAATTAGCTGTACCAATAATAGTTGTTGGTAACGGTGAAAAAGTTAAACTAGTTAAACTTGGTTGTATAATAGGTGTCGAGTTGTAACTAACTGCACTACTCGTAATACTTAAACTTCCTGTACCAGAGTTAGCTACAAGTGGTGTACCTGTTAATATAATAGCATCGTCACTTACGATTGTTAGTCCGCCTGTGCCTACTGCTGATTGACAGTCTGTATGTACTGTTACTTGGTAAGTTGCATCAAAGATTGCAGTGAACCCTGCGGTCACTATCATATCTGATCGCCAAACAACCTGCTTAGTACTTGTAGTTAATGAACCAACACCAGTAGTTAAACCACCAATACCAAATTCACCAATTCCAAAACCACCAATACCAAAACCAGCCATGATTAATTAAACCCGTATTTTTTAGCCACTTCATCTAAGGCAGCTATTTTTTGTTCAACAGGGCGCATCTTTCTTAATAAGTTAGCTTCTTTTTTTCTGCGTGTGTCGTACTTGTCACCAAAGTTATCTAAATTTTTAATAGCTCCATTCCAATCACCATTAGTAATTTGATTCCAAAATTTTGGAGTTTTAGATTCTAAATCACCGTATTGAAATGCAACTGACGCTATAACTGTCTGAGCAGCTTTAGGTAAACCATAAAAAGATTGTCCTGTAGTTGCTTCAAAAGATTTATTTAATTTTGATAGTGCTTCGTTCTTAGCAAATTTGTTTATTGTTAGAACTTCTTCATCAGTTAAGTTTAAATTTTTATAATCTAAATTTAATGCGTCTTTACCTTTAACACCTAAGTAAGGTCTCATCTTTTCAATTAACTCAGGTGGTAGACCTGCTAGATCTGCATTCTTACGTTGTCCTAAATCAAAACCACTCGCAATAGTAACACCAGAGTTACCTAATACTTCACCATTCTGTGTTGGTACATAACCAGTAGATTTTGTACCTTCTAATTCTTGTATAAAACTAAAGTCACCTAAAAACCGCTCCGCATGAGTAGGTTTTTTTACTGGTAGCGGTACTACATTATTATTTTCTATTGTTGCTGGGTTAGGAATAATTTCACCTTTACCATTCTCGCCAGTCATTAATAACTCTGGACCTTGCTCACCAACTAAATAGGCTTTACCTTTTTCAATCATGCCACCTAAAAACATAGGCTCAATTTCTTCAACACTTACAGGAGTGATTGCAACACTTCCTGCATTTGGAATATCAGTAGTTACTTGGCCACCATATGTTGCAGCTTCAGAATCATTTGGTCCAAGGAATCCATCAGGGTCACTAAAAAAACTATCTGACCAATGTGGAGTTCTTCTTCCTAAGATTCTTCCTTCAGTGCCAAAGGCTGCATTACTCATAATAGCACCTGCACTACCAAGTGTATTGGAGTAAACATTAAATGCTCCAACACCAATATCAGCTAGAGTTCCGCCTAAAGCATTACCCATGTGAGTTAGTTGTTCTCCTATACTAAAGCTATCCCAATTAGGATCCATTGGTGAACCTGGACCACCATGAACAAAACCACCACCTGCCGCCCAATCTGCTTGTGCTTGTTCTCGTTCTCTAGCATTCGCACCAGCAATCTCTGAACCTAAACCAAAATTTGCAGCCGCAGCCGCATTGGTCGTAGCGTCATCACCATCAACATAACCTTGTCCTACAAAGTTAGCTGCGGTTGGACCAGAAAAACTTGCAAAGGTTTCTGCACTAAAAGGTGATCCACCTATTGTAGGTCTTTGACTACCCGCATCCTCGTTTTGACCTGCAAAACTATTTGTACTACTAGTGGTACTACTAGTTGTACCATCCTTATCTTTATCTGTATCTGCTCCACCACCACACATATAATCACATTCCTTAACTGTCGAAAAAAGCGTCTGGTTCCAAATACGCTTGTTTATAAAATTTTGGAGGTGTAGGTTCCATGTCGTAAATCCTGCTAACACAATCAATAAGATCATCGTGAACACCAAACGGGAAATATACACACTCCTCGATAAAATCCCTGGTAAGGTCATAAACTTTTTTCTCCTCGTCTATCCGTTTGATCGGTTCAGCGAGTTCAAAAGTTTTACCTTTACGTTTTTCTTTTACGGCTTTGTCATGCTTGTCATCAACTGATGTATAATGCACAACACCGTTCTTGGTTTTCCATAGAGACTTTTTATAAGCCTCATGCCACACCACTACAGGTAAGAAAAAACGACCATCCAACATATCTGGAATTAATCTTTCAACTCGGTCTTGTTTTGATCCTCCACCTGATCTTGGCCAAGCCAACTCTTTGATCTCAAAGTGTTCGTTGTCCATCTTCATCATTGCTTGAAAGTGTTCTATGTCACTTTGCATTCCGTAACGCTCATATCCAATATGAACACTTACGACCCCTTGCATTTTGATCCACCGTCTGCGTAACAACTTTAAAAAGTTCCAACGCTCGGATAAATTCATCCGATGGCGGTAACCGTCTAATAAATATTTATTTAAATTTGAATCTACACCAATAACTGCAAACGCTGTTCTATCTGATCGTGTGCCTGATCCTTTACTTGGATCACACATGATATAAACATTTAAAGTAGTCGGTCTAATTTCATATGTTCGTAACCAATCAATATCAAACATTGACTCGTTACCTGCGGCAGGATTTTGTAACATCTGCGCAGAAATAGTTGTGGGCTGTGTTTTCTTTTTTCGTTCCCACTCTTCAGGTGATAAAAAAACAGGTTCACCATCCAACTTACCATTCTTAGTAGCTGCATAAATGCGTTCTTTAAACACACCACGCTCTAACATAAAGTGATAAGTGTCGGCTAGGTGATAGCGTGTACCAATGGTCCACACTCTAGATTTATCACCTATGCCTAGGTTGTCGGATAGTTCCCACGCTTCTGTAGTCTTCTTCACCATGTCAGGTGTCGTTACACTTTCTCGTGTAACCACATCATCGTAAATTCTAAGTTGAAAGTGACGACCAGTTGGTTGTCCATCTACTAAACCCCATGCCTCAACTGTGGCTTCTTTGGGATTAGAGTTGCGTCTAACAACTACACCATCATCTTCTGACCATTTCGGAGCTTCACGTTTTTCGTTAGTCCAAACAACATCAGGATAAAGATGTTTTAATTTTACACTGCCTTCTAATTCTCTTTTAATTTGACGTAAAAAAGATTTTGCAATCGGCCGTGTATGCGAAAATATACCAATAGTAATTTCCGGGTTTAACAAGATTGCTTGTATCGTACCTGCGTAAGTAATGATCGTACTCTTGTAATGTCCTCTAGCCCATAAATCTAAATGATCATCAGGGTTCTTTTCAACTTCTCGACACCGTAAATATAACCAAGGGTGTACTAAATCTTTTCTACCTAAAGTAAACGCAAGAAGAAAAAATCGATCAACTAATCCAAGAGCTGCCCAAACTGTATCATCAACATCCATGCCTTTAAGTTTTTCGTAAACTGATAAAGCTGTAGTTAAATCACTAGTTTGTAATTCAGCAGTTACTTTAAAAAAATTATCTTGAGCAAGTTTGTTTGGTAAATATCTGGCAACTGCTAACTTAGTTTCTTCATTCACTTAAAATTGGGTCCACCTACCCATACAACTAACGAGTGTCTTACACCCTTAGTTACAGGAGTAACTCTGTGCAATCTAAAACTTGGAAACGCTACTACCGCACCTTTTTTGCGTACCGCTATATCAGGTTTACCACCAGTCCAAATCTCTAAATCACCGCCCTCATAAGATTCAGGGTCAGAAAGTTGAATGGTTATACTTAACTTTCTAGGTACTATACTACTTCTATTATTAACACCGCTATCAACGTGCCAACTATAATGCATATTAGGTTTATAAGTAGTGTGTTGAATTGCTTCATACATACCGCTTAGATTAAACTTATAAAAGTTATCGTTGATGTTATTAGTAATGGTGCTGATTTTATTGTATAACCAATGATTATCTTGATTTTGATTCATCCATTTAATTTCAGAATGTCTAGCGTCTTTTGTTTCTTTTAATTCATTAATAATAGTAGCTTCTTGTATTGGTAAATCTTTTGTAATTTTATCAATTAATTTATACTCTTCTTCATCAAATAAATTTTCCCAAACTACAAAAGGTGATTCGATAGTGTCTGTTAGTGAAGGAGGTAATAAGTAGGGCATTTATTGTTCTTTCTGTTTAGTTGTAATCGTATTTATGTGGCCAAGGCATTGTTTTCATTTCAACACCTTCTCTTGTCCAATTTTCATCCATTGCAAAAAAGTTTGGTGTGGTTTTCCACAAAGCTGTTGCTAAACAAATTCTAGTACCTTTATAAACTGGTGATACTCTGTGCATTTGTGCTGAATCAATTAGAACAGATCTATTAGTTATTGGTCGAATGCGTTCAACCATTGTATGGTCTATTCGTCTTGCAGCTTTATAAGAATCTTCTAAAGTTCCTCGTTTATGATAATTAGAAACCTCTAAAAAACCACCGTGGCAATCATTCGAAACATAGGGATAATAAATTAAACTTTTATCTGAAATCCAATAGTTATTATCTTGATAATGATACTCACCTGTGTCTTGGTGCCACTCTAAATCACCAAATGTCTGACCTTCTATTAGTCTGCTCCAATATTCAAAACCACCATATTTTTTAAAATTAATCGGCAGATCTTTCCATAAATCCATGACCACTTTTTCGACTACATTTCTAGGTGGTTCGTTCCACCACCCACGCCAATAATTGTAAGTAGCCATTGTTTGAAAGGCTTTAGTATTTACTAAATCATAATTATTATTTAGGACATTGTCTTTGACTTGCATAGAAGGACCAAACTTTTTCTAATTTTATATTATTAAAATAAACATCATTAAATTTATCTTGTATCTCTTCATGCCAAACTATGTCAGCACCGTTAGCTAGTAACCAATTTCTTTCAGGTACCCAAGACTCGTGATACATTTTTAATAAATTATCTTTATGTTTTAAAAAATCTATTTTGTTGTAAATAGCTTTAACATCAATCGGTAATTTACCGTGATGGTGATGATTTACAAACGACATATAACTACTGTATGCCCAAGCATCTAAATCTTTTCGGTCTGCAATAATATATTTATCAGCACCTTGTAAAGATTTATTAGCCCAAAGGTATTGGTATTTAAAAATAATATTACCTGGTGTTGCTAATAATTCTAAACCGTCTTGATGATTTAAAATTTCATAAACTGTTGTAAAATTTTTTAGTTTGTTTGCTAATACACTTAACAATACTGTGCTACTGCATCTTGAGGGATTAACAATACATATCTTCACTATTTATTATATAAATCGTATAAAGCTGTTTTATCTTTTACAGCATAAGACTCATAAACATTATAATTGTCACTACCACCAGTAATTTTAATTTCTTTATCACTTAAAATAATTACTGTTCCTGCTTGAAAATTTCTTTTTAATGTTTCTTCATCTTCTACCCATTCACAATCAACATTGCCATTACCTACAAGAATAAAATGACCATCTACATCTTTTATTGTTATTGTTTGTGGTTCGTAAATATGTTTTTGTATAGTTGCATATTCAATCTTAGAAACTAAACCAGTATCTTGAACGTCATCTTCAAGATAACCAATTAATTGATAAAACCCATAATGTGGATTATGTAAATTTTGAAAATAGCTATCTGTATCTGTTTTGTGAAAACCATTTTTTTTTAATTCTATTTTATCAAAAACTAAACCATCAACTGTACACACTTTATTTTGATAACATACCTGAAGTTGTAGATTGTTATCATACGTCAAATAAGCCCCTTTAGGTATTTCATACTTTTTATCTTTAAAAGTAAAAGTTGCACCATTCGAATAAATGTCATTAAGATTCCACCTTTTAATAAAATTGTCTGATAGGTAAGGCCAATTAAAAACTGTATTGGGACCATTCCAATTTATTTTAGGTATGTGTGTGTGGTAGTTTCCGTAAACAACTTCAAAATCACCCCATGCTTGATGGTGAATAGCATAATCACACGCATCTTTTCTGGTTGCATCAAATATTATTTTCATAACTGGAATACTCCCTTATTATCATTTTCACTTGTGCTATTAACAAAAATTTTACTAGACGTATGGTGTTTATTTTCAATTGTTGCAATGATGCAAGACTGTGTTTTAGTATCATCATCAAAACCAGTTTCTACCCATTCATAGTCAGTTAATTTTAATGTTTTTAGCCAATCCTTTTTTACAAGATTAAAAAAGGTACCTATCATATGTACTTCGTGTTCATGATTTTTTCGTAATAAAAAATTTACTGGTGGACATTCAAAATTCAAAGGTGTCCAAACTGTTTGCATTAAATCTTCTTGTTTAATAATACCGTTCTCAATATATTGACAACCCTTAATAGCAAAAACCGAAGTTATTTGAGTCCATTTATAAACAAAAACTTCCATGTTAAGTCCAACTTACTGTAATTGTAGTACCGTTTGTTATTCCAATAAGATTTGGTGCTTGATTTATATATTGATTAGTTGGGCTATTTCCAGCAGCAAAGTCGTTTGTAACACCTGTTTGAGTTTGAGTCGTTGTAGTTGCAGTTGTATTTGTTCCAAAAAAAGCAGTACGAGAACAAGTCTTACCTTGTAAAGCTGTTAAATTACCATTCTGTGGCGCTCTAAAGTTAGCTTGACCAAAATTTAACGAACCAGTTGTTACATAATAAGAATCGATTGTTACTCCAGATGTTTCAGCATAATCATCAGACCATGAACCCCCACAAGCGGTATTAGAGTTACTAATAAATTGAAATTGTGGTGTGCCGGTAGCTACATATATCCACCGCCCATTAGTAATAGGACAAGGTCTAATACCATAAAAAAAAGTAATATTTTTACCACTACCTTGTGTGGTAGATATGCCTGTACCAGTAATTATATCAGAAGATGCACTGCCATTATAAAAATTAGAAATTGCAATAGTGCCAGAAGTTGGAATACTTGAGTTAGCTGGTGAGTTAGGAACTCTTGAGCCACCTCGATAAAATTCTGACAAACTTTCAGGGTTTGATGAACCACCAAATTCTCCAGCTATATCATTAATGCTTAGTGTACCGGATGAGGCTAGGGGCATGGCTATAAATTTCCTTCTTTTAAATCTTTCACTTCTTGTCGAAGTTCTTTAATACCTTCGATTAATAGTGGTACTAATTTTTCATACCACACGGTTAAATACTCTGGTGAGATAGGTGCTTCAGTAACTACTTCAGGTAGTACCGCTTCAATCTCTCTTGCGTTAACTCCAACTTGTCTACGATCGTTTTCATAACCTAAAGATTTAGCAAGTTCATTTTCAGTAAAATAATAACCACCAATTTTATCAATCTTGTCTAACGCACCTTCAATACGACCATGAAAGTTTTTTAACTTAGGGTCTGAATAATAAGCGGTTACGTTTGAGGTCGCTCGTAGTTCACCCGTAGGTGGATGACCAGTGTTAATTCCTAATGAGGCTACTTGTGCATTTGAGTTTGTACTAAATCCACCAGTCGGTCCAGTCGGTCCTGTAGAACCAGTTGGTCCAGTATTTCCTGTTGGTCCAGTACCACCACTTGGACCTGTTGGCCCCGTAGGTCCAGTTGCACCATCATTACCGTTTGATCCTGAAGGTCCCGTTGGACCAGTAGGGCCAGTAGGGCCAGTGCCTCCATCATTTCCATCTGCACCACTTGGGCCAGTTGATCCCGTTGGGCCTGTTGGGCCTGTTGGACCTGTTGGACCTGTTCCACCATTATTACCTGCTGGTCCAGTAGGGCCTGTGGGTCCTGTCGGTCCAGCTAGAGCTGCGTTAGCAATAGTTGCTTTTCTAATTGCCCCTGCTGATGTATCGTAAACTGCAATAAGGTCACTACTTGCAATACTTGTTTCTGCCGTGTGTGCTGATACAACGTCACCTGCTACGGTTCCAGAGATTACTGCATTGCCTGTCACATGAAATTTTTCTGATAAAGATGTGGTACCAATTCCAATCTTGCCATCACCTTGTACTCTAAAAAGTGATGTTAAACCTTGTCTAATTTGAAACCTATCATCAGTTGCTGCTAATTGCAGATTTAATATATCCGCTCCGCCATACATCTGAAAATTTGCAGCTGTACCAAAAGTGACAGCTTTAGCATCAGCCATTGCAATTCCATCTGGATAAACTGTAGTATTAATATCAACACCTGAAGCTCCTGTTACTGGATTAACAGTTAAGTATCCATTTATCTCAACATTATCTGTACCACTAATAACTTTTAAAGTATCGGTATCGACTGTTAGATCATCGTTAACAACCAAGTTACCAGTAATAGTACCACCAGCTTTTGGTAATGCGGCGTTTGCAGTAGTTGTAGTAGAAGTTAGTACTGCGTCTCTTGCTGCAATATCTACACCATCTACTGTACCTGTAAGTGAAATTCCACCAGTGACAGTGATTCCCGCATTACTAGTTTCTAAACGATTATTATTGTCATATTTTAATAATATAGAATCACCTAATGTATATCTAAGTCCCTCGTGTCCATCAGATATTCTTTTTAATGAAATTTTACTTCCATTAGACCTAATATCAAAATCACCTGTGCCATTGTCATCTATGTAACTATCACTACCATTGTGGTAAATTTGTAAATCTGAACCGTTACCAAAAGTAGCCTTGCCATTATCTCCAAGTTGAACATCATGATTAAAAATAGCTGTACCAGCATCAGACATATCAAGTGTAAGTGCGTCTATTTGTGAACCACTATCACTGCCACGCAGTATTAAATCTCCATCAGAAACTTGTGCTTTAATTGCTGAATTATTTCCATCTTTAGTAAACTTGATATAATCTGTACCACCGTCCAACATTCTTACATCAGCACCATCTGCATCTAAAATAATATCACCAGCAACATCAACTGTAAAATCACCAGTAGAAGTAATAGCACCTGTCATTGCTCCTCCTGCTTTAGGTAGAGCTGCATTGGCGGTAGTAGTAGTTGCGTCTAAAGTAGAGCCATCAGATGCAACGTCTCTGCCATCTACAGTACCTGAGACGACTAGGTTACCCGTCAGGGTCGCACCTGAAGCAGAAGTCTCGAATTTTTTTACAGCGTTATGATATAAGTCTACTGCTCCATTAGGTTTAAATTCAGCACTTAAATCTGCATTAACTGGTGAAAGTTTTATAGGAGAACCGTTTCCTTGTACTCTTAATGTTTTATTATTACTGTAAATATAATTGTCTGTACCATTATGATAAATTTCTAAATCTCCAGCATTACCAAGTCTTACTTTTTGGTTATCACCCATAATTAATTGGTCAGATGTTATAGTAGCTTGTACATCTAAATCACCAGTCATGGTTCCGCCAGCTTTCGGAAGATTCGCTGCAACGGCCGTATCGATCAAATCCATGTTGTCGTTGACCGTAGGTCCCCATTGATCAACTTGGTCCCCTGTGGCTGGTTTTTCGATGTTTAAATTGCTAGTGTAGGTGCTTGTCATCTAATTTTTTTTTAACCTC